CGTAACCCGATCCATCCAGAGCCTGATTGAATTGACGTGTTCTTTGGTCAGGATCGGCGGGGTTCGTTGTTCTTTCACGGAAAAATTGATCTTGAATTTTATTGAAGATATCGGTGTTGTTCCATGCTCCGGCGACGCTTGGAGATCCTTTAAGTTGAACACATGCGAAATGAACGTCTAGGTTCATAGCAGGTTGTGTCGGACCTTGTTTTAATGTATTGAATACATAACAGTATTTAATACCTGATAGCCATATTTGATTGTTTCGGCGTTCATTTGGCCGATCGCCAGATCGTGCAGAAACTTGAACAATGTTTATGTTTAGACTTCCTAGTGTCGTTATTTGAGGTACGATTTGTCTGTCGGTTACTTTGGTCGTGGGAACCCGATCACTTTTTACTTTGAATTTTTGACTCTTGCGGAAGCGTCGTTGAATAACAGCCGCTGCGGCAGCAGCGGCACCTGATGCATAACCAACACGCCATCGTCGTCGGATAACACCGTTTCGAAAGGCTCGCCCTGCGATACTTCTTCTGACAAGCCGTTTGCGATAAGCCATTGCAATTTTGGTAGCGTAACGTCCGGTATATCGGCGCGCGAATTTTGTACCGCCGATTCGTACTAGAGAGGCGTACATAGGAAAATGTACCGAAAAAAAAGTGTGCTGGACAGTATTACCCAGCACACTTCGGTCCAGTCCATGTTCTCATTTTTTTTGATGTCTCGTTGCAAGGCCTGGTGTTTCACGTTGAATAACTACACCGATGTGGAATATCGGAAGATTATTGAGTGGGGAGCCACTTCTGATGTCGTCTACCTTGTCGTCGGAAGAGAGACTGGAAGCACTGGCACACCCCATCTCCAAGGATACGTACTATTGGATGTGCGTCAACGCATGCCATATCTTAAAGAAAAGATTGGAAGAAGAGCCCATTTACAGCCGGCGAAAGGAACTGCGCAACAAAATCGAGCTTATTGCACGAAAGATGGAGACTTCCAAGAGTCCGGACAGCTTCCTAGTGTTGGACAGGGAAAACGATCCGATATCGATGCCTTTAAAGAATGGGTACACGAATACGTCGCCGAGCACGGATGTCGTCCCCCTGAGTCTCGAGTCGCTGTGGAGCACTCTGCATTATGGTTGCGATACCAATCGCGACTTATGTCCTTGCTCGACCACCTGTGCCCGACGGCAGTACTTGTTGACGGGCTGTTACGAGATTGGCAATCCGAATTATTCGATGTTTTAAAAGAGCCGTGCCAGGATGACCGCGTTATAAAGTTTTTTTATGACAGCGAGGGTGGTAAGGGCAAAAGCTGGTTTTGCCGATATTGCGTTTCGAAATTGGGAAAGCGAGTGCAGTTGCTATCGATTGGCAAAAGAGATGATTTGGCGCATGCTATTAACCCAGAATGTGATATTTTTATGATTAATGTACCGCGTACGCAGATGGAATTTCTCCGGTACGAAGTTTTAGAGAGTTTGAAGGATCGGACGATATTCAGTCCGAAATATCAGAGTATGATGAAGATATTGGAGAAGAATCCTCATGTGATAGTGATGTGTAATGAGGAACCAGACAGAACAAAGATGTCGGAAGACAGATACGAAGTAATTTATTTAGATTAGCCCTTCAGACAAATCTCTTCGCCCCCCGGGCGATAGGGTCTTTCTACTGTTGCACCGCCGGGGCAGCCCTGGAGAGTTTAGGGTCTAAAGGTTTTTTTTTTCTTATGATTAAATGCATTGGTAAAGGCCCGCCGCAGGCGCCCCCGGAGGGCCCGCCGGGAGGCCAACCCCTTAAGGTAAATCTTTGAAGAACATTTGTTGTCGGCTTTCAATAGCGAGGTAACGGTTTGGTTCAATTGTGAAAGCCGCCGGCCATTCATCGCGTGTTAACGGATTACACCAGAACATGAAGACAATTGGGTGTATTCCTTTGTCGTCGGTGTTGTTGAAAAATGCAAAGTTTTTGTTAATTTTCATGTATCCCTCGAATTTGCGACGGTAGGTTTTGCCTCCTTCAGGTATTTGCGTGGTGTTGTACCGCGCATATAGTGGGAAAGATTTATGGAATAATACAGTGAAGTCGTCAGAGGCTAGTTGACCGCAGGTTTTTAAGAAGTCGTAACCCGATCCATCCAGAGCCTGATTGAATTGACGTGTTCTTTGGTCAGGATCGGCGGGGTTCGTTGTTCTTTCACGGAAAAATTGATCTTGAATTTTATTGAAGATATCGGTGTTGTT